GCCAGAGCGCGTCACTGTCCAGAGGTCGGACTCTCACCGCCAATGTCGGATCGTATGCCTACACCGGACAATCAGCGATTCTTCGGGTTGCTCGTGGCATCACGGCCAACGCAGGAAGCTACGCCTACACGGGTCAAGCAGCCACGCTGCGCAAGGGACTCAGGATCACCGCCAGCGCCGGGTCTTACCCATACACCGGGCAGAACGCGACCCTCTCGTATTTCACGCCATATCCTCCGGAGGCAGACGTTCTGGCGGGGGTGGTCTATGGCCCGGGTGGCATCTACACAGGCACCTACGTTCCACCTCCAACCAAGCAGCCGCTCTACATATTTGACGATTAAGCGGGTTGCAACTTGGTCGGGAATCCGGATAATGTAATTCGAGACTTTGGGCGTTCGCGGGGAATTCATGCAATCTCAGCAACAATTTGATTTGTCAGGCAAAAAACTGTTCATCGCCATACCGGCGTATGACTTCAAAGTGTCGATCAAGATGCTGGGTTCGCTCATTCAGTTTTCACAGCAGACCTCGCAGCATGGCATCGGCTTTGAGCTTGGCACGATCTCCGGTTGTTCTGTTGTCTCCCGCGCTCGCAATCTTCTGGTGAGCGACTTCCTCGCCTCTTCCTGTGATTCATTGCTGTTCATCGACGCTGATATGTCGGTGAATCCTGACGACATCCTTCGTCTCTTCGCGTTGAACCAACAGCGCGACATCGTTGGTGGTGTTGGATGCGCCCGCAAGCTGCCAGCGACGTATTACTCTAAGATGGACAAAGATGCGGAAGGCAACATCGTGATGGACGCGATGGGCCTTGTCAGAGCCGAGAGTCTCGGAACCGGCTTCATGTGCATCCGTCGCAATGTCATCGAATCGCTGGTCGCAGCGCACCCCGAGTGGGAATACTTCGATGCAACAGCGAACCGCAAGCTCCATTCTGTTTTTGATTTCAAATCCACACCCGCAGGCTACATCGGAGAAGACTACCTCTTCTGCGAACGCGCTCGCGCTCAAGGGTTCTCGGTGTGGATTGACCCGACTATCAAGCTGGGTCACTTCGGCATCCATGAATACCATGGAGATTTCGGCAATGACATTCTCTATCCAATGATTCAAGCCGCTCAGATCGAGGAAGAGGAACCATTAAGGGTGGCATATGGCTAAGAGTCCGGCATGGCAACGAAAAGAAGGCAAAAACCCGAAGGGTGGGTTGAACGCGAAGGGGAGGGCCTCATACAACGCGGCCAATCCCGGAAAGCCCGGATTGAAGAGGCCGCAACCCGAAGGTGGCTCAAGGAAAGACAGCTTCTGCGCTCGCAGCGCTGGGCAGATGAAGATGTGGCCGAAGGCGGCGAAGAACCCTAAGAGTCGTTTGCGTTTGGCTCGAAAAGCATGGAAGTGCTGAGTCATGGAAATGATGCTGTGGAACGCTGTGCTGTCGTTCGTCGTGGCTGGGATGGCCATGCTGCTTAAAGGCAAGATGGACGAACTTGGTCGGCTCAACATATTGTTGAACCGCACCCGCGAGGAAGTCGCCCGCGAACATATCACTCGCAAGGAAGTGGACGACAAGGTAGACCGAATTGTTGAGCGCTTCGACAGCGGGTTTAAACGCCTCGAAGAAAAGATTGATGACCTTGCCAAATCGCAAAGGAACTGACATGGCTGAAAAGATCGAAGTCCCGACCGGCAGCGCACTTGAAGACTTGCGCCGTCAGCGCGACGAAAAGAAGCAGTTTGATGCTGAGAGCAAGGCCAAGACCACCAAAACCACGATGGGCGAAGGCAAGCTGAAGTTTAAGAAGGGCGGCTCCATCCGTGGTGGTGGCATCGAGTCTCGCGGCAAAACGAAAGGACGTTTCGTATGAGCGAAAAGACCAAGGAAATGCTGGCCAGCCTTAGCCCCGCATATGGCATTGCTACTGGTCGCGGCATGTTCGGCAAAGCTGCTGACAAAGGTTTTCTTGGTCTTGGTGCCCGTGCATTGGCCAACAAGGGCCAGCGTGATTCTGAAGAAAAAGCGATGCAAGAACAGCTTGCGAAACAAGGCATCGCCTCAAACAAGGCGGCGGTATCAACCGCCGCTGCGCCAGCCGCTGGCATGAAAAAGGGCGGCTCCGTGAAGGCTTCTGCCTCCCGCCGCGCCGATGGCATTGCACAACGTGGCAAAACGAAAGGAAAACTTGTATGAAAAAGCGAATGAAGATGAAAAAGTACGAGAGCGGCGGCATGGTCGATGATGACGATCCTGAGTCGCAGAAGGTCTACCGTTCCGATCTGACCGAGGTCTCCGATGCGGAGCGTATGCCGCGTTCCATGGCACCAGTCATGCGCAAAGCAGCCAAAACTGAGTCGGCACGGAACAAGGCCATGAGTGCCCGGGAGGATGCTCCTGAGTCGAAACAAAAAACAGTTTCTACCGAAGAAAAAAGAGAAGACACTGGCGCTGCGACCGGACGTATGTTGGTGAAAAAAGATCGTCGGAGCGCGGAAGATAAGGCTGCGGAAAACAAATACATCCGCGAGAACATTACCGCCCCGCTGGTTACAGCTTTACCCGCTGGCCGCGTGGCAAAAGGAGTCTATGAGGTGGGCAAGGCTGCGAATATGGCCCGCCGCATGGGCAACGTATCGAAGGCGTATGATGCCGAGAAGGCTGCAGCCGCAGGCGAGCGGGCGTCCAAGATAGCTGAAATTGAAAAGAAATCTGCTGAGGTAAAGCGCTCTCGTGACATTAACCGTGGCCGAGAAGATTTGTTTGGCGGCAGTAAGGCTGCTCGGGAATACGCTGAGGCTGGCGGCATGAAGCGTGGCGGCAGCGTCAAGCGCTACTCCTCCGGCAAACAAATCTTCTCGTCTCGCCGTGCGGATGGGATTGCCTCCCGTGGCAAGACTCGTGGCCGTATCATCTGATGCCAGCCAAGAGCGCAAAGCAAGAGCGGTTCATGCGGGCCGTAGCCCATAACAAGGGCTTTGCAAATAAGGTCGGTGTCCCACAGTCCGTGGGTCGTGAGTTTTCTCAATCAGGAGGTGGTCAAGTGAAAGAATCTAAAGCGATGGTGAAGAAGGAACTGGCGTTCATGCAGAAGAAGGGCGCTCCCAAGTCCATGATCAAGCACGAGAAAGCGGAAGCCAAGTTTTCCAAGGGCGGCGGCGTTTTCCGCAAGTCCGCTGACGGCGTGGCATCCCGTGGCAAGACCAAGGGCAAGATGATGCGCAAGGGCGGCAAGGTCTGCTGATCATGATGCCATCCCGTGGAATGGGGGTCATCAACCCCAAGAAGGTTCGGTCGATCAAGAAGCGGGATGGCAACGAGCCGGTCAAGCTGCTCAAGCGTGGCGGCGATGTTGGTCTTTATGCCAACATCAATGCAAAACGAGAGCGCATTTCCAAAGGCTCCGGCGAGAAGATGCGCAAACCCGGATCAACCGGGGCCCCAACGGCTGAGGCGTTTAAACGCTCCGCCATGACTGCCAAAAAAAGGTAAAACATGACAACCTCCGGCACCGTAACATTCAATCTCGACCTCAACGAGATCATCGAAGAGGCGTTTGAGCGTTGCGGCGTGGAGCTTCGCTCGGGTTATGACTTCCGGACTGCCCGGAGGTCTTTGAACCTCCTGACGATCGAGTGGGCGAACCGTGGGATCAACTTCTGGACTATCGAGGAAGGCGCGATCCCCATGGTCACCGGACAGGCTGACTACAACCTTCCTGCAGACACGATCGATCTGCTTGAGCATGTTGTCCGCACCGGTACCGGGCAGAACCAGCAGGACATCACCATCACCCGCATCTCCATGCCGACCTATGCCTCCATTCCCAACAAGAACTCTCAGGGAAGACCGATCCAAGTCTGGGTCGATCGGCAGTCTGGCGCGAAGTATCCGGTGGGTGGACAGCCCGATGGAACGGACGTGGCGACGGGTATCGATTACCCAAAAATCCATGTCTGGCCCACTCCGAACGCTCCGGGTAGCCAATACACCTTCGTTTACTGGCGTCTGCGCAGGATTCAGGACGGCGGCAACGGTATCGCTACGCAGGACATCCCGTTCCGCTGGATTCCCTGCATGACCGCCGGTTTGGCCTATTACCTGTCCCTGAAGCTCCCGGGCGCTCAGGGCCTCTCTGCTGGCCTCAAGATGGATTATGAGGAGCAGTTCCGGTTCGCCGCCGAGGAAGACCGGGACAAGTCCCCCCTCCGCTTCGTGCCGAGACGGATGTTCATCGGATAATGGGAAACCGATTTGCATCCGGCAAGAACGCAATCGCGGAGTGTGACCGCTGCGGTTTCCGTTACAAGCTGACCAAGCTCAAGAAGCTGATCATCAAGACCAAGCAAGTCAACATTATGGTCTGCCCGGAGTGCTGGGAACCCGATCAGCCTCAACTCCAGCTTGGCATGTATCCGATCTACGATCCGCAGGCCATCCGCAACCCGAGGCCGGACACCAGCTACATCCTGTCAGGGAACAGCGGTCTTCTGCTTTCCCCCACGGATGTTGGTAGCCCGGAGGGCGGTAGCCGTATAATCCAATGGGGATGGGCTCCGGTTGGTGGGAGTCGGTCAAATGATGACGGTCTGACGCCGAATGTGTTGGCCATGACCATTTCGCTAGGCACGGTCACCGTGTCGGTTACATAGGAGATTCACATGGACGCGAAGAAAGCCGTTCGGAAGCACGAACAAAAGATGCACCCGGGCAAGACCCCGACCTTCAAAAAGGGCGGCGTGACCTCGGCGGCAATGAAGGCCGTTGGCCGGAACATGGCTCGTGTCAAAAACCAAAGGGGCAAATAATGGAACCCGTCAAAAAGGCTGCTTCCGTGAAGGTCGGCGCTGCCGACAATCAGAAGACCATCAATGACCTCCGCGTCTCTGTCGGCAATCTGAGCAGCAAGGGTTATCCCGAGCCGAAGTCTGCCGGCATCAAGACTCGCGGTAACGGCGCTGCCACCAAGGGAACGACTGCTCGCGGCCCCATGGCTTGAGGTGATTGATGAACTACTCGACACTGTTTTCGTCCATCAAGGGGTATCTTGAAAATGATTTCCCATCTACCAGCTTTACTGGTAGCACCGGATCGACGGTTGCACTCACCAGTGCCGAGCAGATCAACATCTTCATCACTCAGGCCGAACAGCGAATCTACAACACCGTCCTGTTCCCCGCGCTGCGGAAGAATGTTACCGGCTCTACTACTGCCAGTAACAAATACTTGAACTGCCCGACCGACTTCCTCGCCGTCTATTCGATGGCGGTTGTTGACGCATCAGGTGCTTACAACTTCCTGCTGAACAAGGATGTGAGCTTTATTCGCTCCGCGTATCCCGTTCCGACAGACACTGGAATGCCAGCGTATTACGCGATGTTTGGCCCGCTGTCCACGGATGAGACGGAGCTTACGTTCATCCTTGGCCCGACGCCGAACTCAGCGTATGTGGTGGAACTGCATTACTTTTACTACCCCGAATCCATCACGATCGCTGCCAGCGGGACAAGCTGGCTTGCTGAGAACTTTGATCCGGTGCTGCTGTATGGCTCCTTGGTGGAAGCCTACACGTTCATGAAGGGTGAGCCCGACCTGATCGCCGCATACGAGAAGAAGTATCAGGAATCCCTGATGATGGCCAAGCGTCTGGGCGATGGCATGGAGAAACAGGATCAATACCGGAGCGGGACGCCTCGCGTTCCTGTGAGCTAATATGGCCTTTACCGGCAACGCACTGTGCAACGTGTTCAAGACCGGGCTGCTGGATGGCAGCTACGATTTCGGCACGGGCACCACGGACGTATTCAAGATCGCCCTCTACACCAACAGCGCGACTTTGGATTCCGACACTACCGCCTACTCCGCCGCTGGTGAGGTTGCAGATGCCGGATATACCGCAGGTGGTGCAACGCTGACCATCAGCCAAGTGCCGACGATCGGCACCCAAACCGGAAGCTCGGCGGTGACCTACCTGTCGTTCTCGAATGTCTCGTGGTCTGGTGCCATCACCGCTCGCGGAGCTCTGGTCTACAAGTATAATGGCACGACCAACCCTGCGGTCTTCGTTCTGGACTTTGGTTCTGACAAGACCTCAACGACCACGTTCCAAGTGCAGTTCCCGACAGCATCCAGCACGTCAGCGATTCTGAGGCTCGCCTGATCTGGGCGTTTAAACATCAAAGAGGCTGAACATGGCGCTAGTAATGACGACAAAAGGTGAGATGGACGAGACCCTTCTTGAGAAGAGGGAAGGCGAGATCGATAACGATAACGAGACCACCAAGTGGGTCGAATACTGGCTTGAAGGTGAGCTTGTTCATCGCTCCGTTCATGTCACT